CGAGTTTATACACCAGTCTGAGTCGAGATACGCCAATGACGGGACAGGTGTCGGTGGCGACTTCGCCAGACACACGCTGCCAGAGGAGATAAGCAGGAAGCACAATGACACTGCTGCGAGGCTGTATCCATCATTCACTGTGGTTGAACACAGCGGCACTACGCTTCTCTTGGACGATGCCTCTATGCTCCCATCCAGCGGTAGCCTATTCGTCGTGAACGCTGGTAAGATAGCATATACCGGGAAGTCTGGGAACCGTATAACGGGTGTGACGAACAGCACAGGAATATCATCTCTCAAGGGCTACGTTGCCCGATATACAACTGTCTCAAGCCCATCTGCCCTGACTGATATGAGAGCCCTGACCCACCCACATCTGATTGCCCCCACCTTCGTTGACAACGCCGTCGTAGCCATGAAGCAGGTTTCTGACTCATGGAGGCGCTATGATGCCACCAATGATGCTGTGAGACAGACCAGCCTATCATTCAGGGGCCTGCTTGAGTATGATCCATCTGACTTCTACATGACCAGTCAGCGACCAGTAATGGTAGAGGATGGTGCGACCACAGCCAAGATCAAGTCTGTTCAGGATCAGATATCGACACTGAGGCATGATGGGCAAACGATCACAGCGGACAGGTTTGCCCCTTACCTAGTCGATAGCACAGGGACGAGACTAAGGGTCGCTGGTGTGGAGAGCGACGACATATCCACCATACTGAGATTCAGGAACATAGATGCCGACAGCCTGTCTGACTTCGGCATGTCCCCCGGAATGGCTCTCTTGGGGCAGTTGGGACATGTTGGCATCAGGACATCGGATGCAGTCATGCACATGCTCAACGACGCCTCGCCTGAGTTGGCCGCATACAACGTGACGCCCAGCGTCAATCTCGTCGGCAAGGATAGGGAGGTCAGCAATACACTGAATGCTCATCCAAGTCTGAGATTGATAAACGATCACTCTCCTACATTCACGGCCAGAAAGAGCATAGGACTGAACATTATGGAAGTCATCTCATCATTGAGCCAGATAGATGGCAAACAACTCGTCAATGAGAGGTCTGGTGGACTCATCTACTCATCCGACTCATTCACCCACAAGGGCAACATCCTCGGCATGGCGAATGGCATATTGGACATATCTGTGAGCAAGATGCTCGATTCGCCCAATGAGATCATCGTGGTCGGAGACTCGTCAGCGGCCAATGAAAGGGCATTCGTCGTCATCAAGGACTTGGAGAGGATGAAGTCGGACGCCAGCAGGGGTGCGAACTCAGAACTCGTCAGGACCCTAAGGAAGGAGGTCCCCGGAATAAAGACCAAGGCAGAGGCACACAGGCTCGCCAAGAACATACTCCACAGGACAGAGAACGGTGCGCCAGTCATCACAGTCAAGGGCGCATTGAGGTCAACCATGATACAACCCGGAGAGATAGTCTCCGTGGAGTTCCCAACCCACAACCTATCTGGCGACTTTGCAGTCTTTGAGGCTCTCCACAATTACTCGACACTGACCTCCGACTTCATCATCGCACAATACGAGAAGGGCATAGAGGGCATACTATCCGACTTGCAGACTGTATCTGGGAACAGCGAGCCACTGGAGGAGAATGCTGGGTCCATCGTAGATGTCGTGGAGATGTCTGTCGGCGGCAGGGTGCATGTCGTCGCCGCATACAAGATGCTAGTCAGGAACATAAACAACCAAGGCTTCGTTATAGGAAACAATCAAGGCGGATTGGGATACATCGGTGTCAATGCGAGCGGCGGCTATGCCAAACCCATCGGTCAGAGCAAGAGCCTGTTCAAGGAGGTGATGTGAGATTGAACGTATTCAATAAGGCTTGGGATCTCGTCAAAGATGTCGATTTCAAAATACCAAGTCCAATTGGACAACCACCATCATATTTCGATGAAGATGCCAATCTGGCATTCAGAGGTTCTAGGATCCCTCACTTTAGTAGTTTTATGTATCCTTTTGACAGTGATCCAAACATTAACCCAAGGACAGGAGATAGATATGGTATCGATTCAAGTAGGGGTTATGAGACATCAAACTATCGAGAAATGGGAGGCCCTGAAGATGATTTTTACAACGATAAGTTCCGATCCTCAGTTGAATACGACCCTCTGTCTGGAGAATACATTCCAACAATGAGAGCGTTGATGGATGCTGCTAAGTTCAAGAAAGATGTAAGGGATGGAAAAATTATGGTCCCTCCTAGAATGGATTATGAAATTGGAGACTTCTCAGATTCTCTAAGAGATTTTGAATCGTCCTTTCTTCAATCTGGCAAGGATGAACTGTTAGATGAGTTGGAAAGGGCAAGTTTAGTTAGAGCAATTAGGGATGCAGGAATCACAGATCGTAAAACACTAGAAACTGCTTTGGATGAAGCGGCTGCTGCAAGTGCGAGGGGTCAACGCAGCAAGGGTCAGGTGCAAGTAAGTGGTCCTCCCTTGTTCCCTGAACAGACATACAGGATCGGACCAGAGGGGATCTTGGAGTATGAACAGGATCAAAATGAGAGGTTTAGGTCGCTACTGGAACATGAGGCAAAATATCCTGAGCCACAAAGAAGAGGATATTTGACAACTCAACTTAGTGATATGGAGGAATACTGATGCCTGTTCTCGACTCCCTCAAGTCAGCATTGGCGGACCACCTATCCACACTCGTCACAAGGATGACGCTGGGGTCGAGTGGGGGAGAGGCGTCCAGCAGGGATGGAGGTGCGGGTAGCCCTCAGATAACCATCACACCATCCGTCACCAAGATAGACGACAGGACCGTATCCGTGTCCGGCGTCTTCACCACGTCCGAGACATCATCGGAGACGCTCAAGGAGATCGTCCTCCATGGCGACACCGCCCTCGACACCCCTGCATTCAGGGCCACGTTCATGCCTATCGACAAGACATCAAACAATGAGGTCAGGGTCGATGTTCTGATGGAGGTAAGGTAATGGCGACAATAGGTGAGGGACATGAGAGGGCTGCTCAGAGTTATCAGGACGACGGACTTCTGGATCAGGACATACTGACCAGCCCGACCCTCACGAACTTCAACGAACGCGGACTTCTGAATGGTGTCGTTCCCATCCTACTTAACGATATCAATGACAGCAATCGAAACAGCAGCACTGTGGGCAATTGCGCTGTGAGCCACTCGTCCACCACGCTGTCCATCGCAGCGGGGACGGTTCTCCTCGATGGGGTGTTCCACTCGATAGGCGCTGCCTCCATCGACATCACCTCGTCGTCCCACACTGGCAAGTTCCCCAAGAACTCCAGCACCCTGCCAACGCTGACCGGGGCCAACTACGAGAGGATACTGCTGGTCTACATCGATCCGGCCATCACGGGCAAGATCGCCATGATATACGGCAACGAGGTCAACACGGGCTCAGGCGTCTATCCTCAATCACCATCGGCCCACCTCGACAAGCAGACCATCGTTCTAGCCGCTGTCAGGCTCACATACAGCAGTGGCATCGCTGTGGGCAATGTGAACGACAAGCGTGTGTTCCTACGTCCGGGGCCCCTGCCGCTATCCGCCCTCATCTCCTCTGGCAATAACCCCACTAGCCCCTTCAACACCCTCATCACCAACAACACGGGCAACCTCCCCATCACCGACATGGGATTCGTGTTCGCCCGTGACCCGACTGGATTGGGGTCATACCCGAATGGCGCTGGTGAGACTCACCTCTTCTTCCAGTCCGATCAAACGACCAGCGCCAACGTCCCCACCACGTCAGGGGGCGCATACCAGATCACGCCAGTCCACAGGACATCCATCAAGACCGCTGCATACACAGGGACATCGACGGACGTGACCCTCGCCTTTGAGCCCCTTGGATCTCAGGACGAGGCATCGACCAAACTCGTTGAGGTCATGATATACAAGACAAGCACTCCGAGGTTCATAGCGAACCTAGTGCAGGGATCCGACTTCACCATCTCCGGCAGGACCGTCACCATCAATGCGAGCCTTGGATACACAGGGACACCGACCAACGCCAAGATAACCTATGTCCATGCAGGACACCAGTGATTCATCTGCTGACGGATTCCCTCTTGCCACCAGCACCGAGTTGCCTTCGCATCTTCGGCCTGACGTTCCCACGGGTCTTGTTCCTAGCATACCTCAGTCTGGTTCTTCCCCTCTTCACCTTGCGAGCCTTGTTCCATGCGCGAGCCTTGCCCTGCCTCTCTGCCCTGCCCTCTATGGTGTTCTTTGAGTATCCACGGAACTTGCCTTTCTCATCGGACCTAATGATCTCCCATGCCTTCTCAAAGTCATCAGGAGCCCATGCATCGCATACATGATCAGCCCTGCAATTGAAGTCATACCACTCACAGTATCCAGTCATAGGATCGTCGGTCTTGCTTGAGTCCCATGCCTTACAGTTGCCACACTTCTTGTTGGTCGTGGCCTTTCTGTAATTGGGGGCATCGGACTTCGCCATATGTATCAGAGTCCGTCCATCAATACGACATCGCCATGCTTGTGTATCTTCACATTGTCCATGGAGTTGATGAGTTTCTTACACTCCTCCATGCCCAAGCCACAAGCATCACAGCATTCTTTCATGCTGCAAGCCCCGCCTTTCTCTTTCAAGCATTCAACCAATTTCTTCTTGGCTGATGCCATGCCTTCGTCGTCTTTCAATATGTTCCATGCTTTCTCAAAACTTGTCATTAACAATTCCACCTTTTCAGTGCTGCACCTTTCGGTGTGAGTTTTCCGCCTTTGCTTGTTGGTCCCTTGACGCCAGACATCCTAGCACAGAATGACTTTCGCCTCTTTGCCTTCTTCGATCCGGGTTTCAATGTAGATGGCTTCTCTGTGACAGGAGGCTTCAGATTGGCTCCAGTCTCTCTCTTGAACTTAGCACGACCAGCGGCATTCAGGCCACCCTTCCGACTGTGCTTCTTCGGATTGTAGCCGTGGAACGGTTTCTCTTTCTTCTTGCCCTTCATGAGCATGGCCTTGGTCAGTGTGTTGCATGTCTCACAATCACAGATCGTTGACTTGACCATGGTCGGCTTTCCCCCCACACCCTGAGGCTTGCTTCTCTTTCTTCTAGTAGCCGCCTTCTTGTCTTTGGCACTCATGCTCCTCGATGTCTTCGGAGTCTTCTCACTGACCTTCTTGGATGGCCTGCACTTGGGATATCCCCTGCTGTCAGTCTTGGCCTCATCCCTGCCACAAGGAGGATGCTTACCGTCCTTGTCCTTACGGGATACATCGACCCACTTCTCCTTGAACCATCGCCTGAGATCCTTGTCAACTGACTTAGAGATAGGACTGGCAATCATTTCTTACCCTTGCCCTTCTTCTTCCAACCGCCGCCTTTGGACTTATACCACTTAGCGGCCCAACCGTTGGCATAAGCAGAGGGATAGACCTTGAACTTGGATTTGGCCTTGGATTTGGCCTGTGACCATAGGGAGGGGTTGGTGGGAACATTGTCCCCCTTCACAATCTCCCATGCTGCGTCGAAAGCCGTTGTCATCACTCATACACCTGATCTTTTTGATTCCACGAATAACCACCGACTAAACGCATAAGGCAATCTTGACATATACTCAGGTTTATTGGTTTTGTACCCCTGTTAGCCGCCGTGACCTTGTATCTATCACCTGCTAAGTGCTGATGACAAGTATCACAGGGCTGTTTGGAAAAACTGCTTTCTCTCTCTAATTCATCTTCCGGTTGAGAAAAGAATTCATGGTCGGCATCGCCTCGGAATTCTGGGGGAGTGTATTCCTTCGCAACACCCCAAGCCTTGTCGAATGCTGACATCAACCGTCACTAGGTTGTCAATCCTTTATTGAAACTTCTATCCTGCAATCTTCAATCTGGGCCTTGTTTTCTTCCAGACGCATTCGCATAGTGGGCACTCCCAGAGGAAGATCCTGTCACGGGAGCCAGAGTAGAATCCGTTTATCCTGATGGCGAGGACCCTGTTGTAGCACTTAGGACAGACTTGGCTCACTTTGTCCTTGTATGGAGTCTTGGAGGGCATCATTCTTCCTCCATTGGCCCTATCTCTATCCTGTCGCTGGCCCTATCGATCCTGAATGGTATCTCGACCTTCCGATGCGTCCTTTCGTCCCTGATCGTCAAAGCCTCACTGACCATTATGTGCTTGTATAGGCCTGCGAGCATTTCGACCTCCCCACATAACTCCTTGATCGCTGTCCGCACCCAACCGTTTCTCCAGTTAGATATCATTGAAAGTGGACTTGACAGATAGGAAAAGACATGCCTAGTCTTTGAGAATGGTCCTTGTAGATATGCCAGTTCCTGCAACTCTATCCTTCTTGGGAAGTCGCCATAGTGAACCTCGGTTGCTTCTCCGACGATGTTCAGGACATCCTGATGCTTGATGTCAAGATAGTGTTCTCTTAGGAGGACAGGACCATCGAACTTGGTCGAACCATATCCAACCAACTTGATTCCTGCCACGGAGTCCAGCCATGACTGTAATTGATTCATCCTGTGCTGCTTGACTTCCATACCTAGAACCTCCATCCGCTTTATCTGAACTTGATCGTCAAGGAAAACGACGAAGGTCCTGCCATCGAAAAATATCACTGCATCTATCTTTACATCATGGAGCGACCTCCATCCATTCTTGAGGCCAGTCGGGTCTGTGGTTGTGAACACTTTGAATGTGGCCACGTTGTTGGCCGTCATCCAGTCGTATAGTCCCTTATCCATGATTACACCTCAAAATACACGAAGACCAATCTTCCATCTTTGACTGTCTTGACTACCCCGCTCATTATCATCTCATCTATTCTCCTTCTAGCAGTCCTTTCAGCAATACCAGTTTGTCTGGAGTATATCTCTAAGATCTGGCTCTTTCTAACGACCTCTCTGTTCACTCTGTTGTTGACCATCTTGTGGCATTTACCCCACGCTTTCTTCCATTGCTTCATTACACCCTCGGTGTTCTTAGCCTGTTTGTACGACTCTTTCTCCTCTAACCAGATGAACAGGTTGTTCAGGTTGTCGAAGATGATCTCAGTCGCCATCATGACATGATCGCTAGTCAGTTTGGTCGATCCCATGGTGGCAGCGATTAAGTTGGTGAATATCAGCGTGTAATTCTCCACGTTCGGAAGGAACGACATGGCTGTCTCTCTTATGTTGTCATTCCTAACTTGTCGAACCAAGGCATAGTAATCATCAACCGCATTCAGCAATGCAGGATAGAAGTTGGATGATACCTGAAACACATCATATCTGTGCTTTATTGCCAGCCTCTCTTTTTCCACATCACTGAGTTTTGAGTAATCCTCTTCACTCATTCCTGCTGCTGTGAGAATCCTGCCACGGATGATGTCGCCAGTCCGCTTGATAGATTTAGCAAGATCATCATACGACCATATCTTGTCAGGGACTGGAACGTATGCTCCACTCATCCTATGCTCACTGGTGGTTTGTCTTGTTTCTATGTCCACACTGTTCTGATATAGGAATACTCTTTGGAAGAAACCCTTCTCAAGAACATGGGACATGATATCCTTTGGAGGGAACGTAGTCATCCATAGGGACACTCCAGATGGTGTATGAACTGATCCGCCCACAAGATGCTTCACCAAGACGTTCGTCTCGCTACCCAATGGAGCCATGGCCTGTTGCAGATACAGTATCTTGTCGCTGAAGTATGCCTTCTGGTCATTGAGCAATACGCTCGCTTCATCGAAGAGTAATGTCTTGTATCCATTGAGCAAGCCCGGTATGACTTCAACATCATGCTCTCCAGTCGGCTTTCCGTTTTCACCCATGATCGGAACCTTCTCGACAGTTCCTATCAACTTGGCATCGGATCCAGCAGTGAATGACTCAGCCTCTATATCGAGCGCCCTGAGAAGTTTAGCCGTGAAGTCCCATGCAACTGATTTTCCAGTCCTCGACTCTTGAATCCAATATACATGAGTCCTGCAATCAATGTGACTGCCGTGTATTGGTATCCTGATGTATGGTGCTAGATACTGACCCAAGACATAGAAGTATGATAGCAGGCCTGCATATTCATTGAAGTATGATACTGTATTGAATCTCTCGACGTATTGCCGTATGAAGTTGCTTCCAGCCGATGGAGCATTGACGAATGAGTAGTCACTCCACTTACGCCTTGATGCATTCTCAACAGATTCCCCAATCAACTACAACACCTCCGACATCTTTCCAAAGCCGCTATTCTATATGACCTCTCACGCTCGACTCATCTTCACCCTCTCATCTGCAACAGGCTCCTCGCTGTTCAGACACTGTGATATTCTCTTTGCTCTTATTTTGCCGACCCCTTCTATGGTCTGCAACTCCTTGGGGCTGGCGGATGTTATCTCCGCTATGGATCCGAACTCCTCAAGCATTCTATTTGCTATGGCATGGCTACACCCAGCAGCCCTAAGGATGTCCACCCTCCTATCCTCTGATGCCGTCTTTCGCATGATCCTGTATGTCGAGGAGGATCCAAGAGTCCCATGCTTCTCAAACCGCTTGCAGATGAAGCGAGCGGCAGATGACCTATCTGGGAACGTCACGACATGGACATCGTAGTCCGTCATGAACCTAGCAATGGATCCCACGAATGATGCCCATGCTCTTGCATAGGGTATCCTCCTCCCTGCCTTACGAGCATCAGCGACATACTTGTCAACGGTTCCATGTATGACCAATATCATGGTATTGTAGTTGTCATCGAGGTTCTGCAACTGCCTTTGGAGATGGCCTGATTGCAATGATTGCATGTAGTCATGTATAGACTTAGCCTCTATGCCGACGCTAGAGAAGGCATAGTCCGTGATGAGGTTCTCCCTCGTTTGGTGGAAGAGGTTGTTCTTGTCGAGATACTTCCTCACTAACTCTTCAAGCCCGGACTTCTCCCTATGATCGATGAACATCACTTTGGTCATCAGTCATCCCCGCCCATGTTATAGGCATCTTGGAAAAGTTGTGCCCTATTCAGCATGTCGGTTATCATCTCAGCGAATCTGGGATCCACTGTTATGGCAACCAACTGCTCGTTCTGAAGGACCTCCATGAATCCAGT